TCTTTAAATAAGGAGCACATTGCTTTTGCATAAAATATTCACTGCCACCATTTCCTGATCTGTCTAATGTATCAAAAGTTACAGTGTATTGTTTTCCCATTTCTAATTCTAATCCATTAAAAGTACAACCTTTTCCAGTAGCAGTTATCACAATACCATTTGTATTGTACTTGCATATCTCTATACATTCTATGTTATCACATGAAAAATCTAATATTTCTGTATTTTTTCCTATGTTATTTTTCTTTCTCCATTTTTGATTAAACTCATATAGTTTATTTACTCTTGGGCTTATGTTTGCATACTGAGATAATTTTTCATGAAGTATATTTGATTTTATATTTACTTTTCTTTCTGTTATTTCTTTCATTCTACGAATACTTACATTTCCACCACAATAGGTTGCTTGATTCATAAAATCAGTCGCATTTGTTATTGATATCAATTCTAGGGATCCTATTACATCTGATGAATAGTCTATTGGTGTTACCTTTGATATTTTAGAGTCTTTGTCTTCTATTATAAATACTGAGTCATCCATTTTCATTTTATTAATTACTTTATTATTTAAAAGTTCAGAATCTAAAAATGGTACTAAATAATCTATCCTTAGATCTAAATCTACAAGTATAAGATATTGGTCATCATATGATTGGTTTCTTAAACTTATCATTTGATCTTTTGCTTTAGTAGTTTTAATTTCAATTTGTGGCATTCCTTTTACCGGCTCCCACTTGTTATTAAATCTTGTAAATGGTATTGCTTTACCATCCACTACAATTCCAAATACATCTGGAGCAATACCGGCTACAGATTGTGTTGGTGTATAGTAGTAATAATCATTTATTACTTGGACTTTCTTTTTGGTTTTTATCTTTGGCAACACTATTTTTTCAAATGTTAATGAGTCTGATATTGTATTAATAAATCTATCAAAGATTCCACCCATTGAGTCACTCTTTGAAGTTAATGCTCCCTGCATTGTACTGCCTTTTTGATATTGAATTAATTTAGTAATAAAATAAACTCTTGTTAAAATATCATTTTTATTAAAATTGATTTTACTCATCAGAACCTCCCTTTATTTCAGGGATTTCATCATCTAATAAATTTATTTTTAAAACTGGCTCTAAATTCTGAGCTTTTATAATTGCACTTTTTATTGAAAATCTCGGTCTTCTTCCCTGTGCTTGTTGATCTCTAAATGTTTCACCTTTTTTAGCATTTAAAACTATTGAATATATATCACAGTCTATTTTATAGAACCATACATTTCCATCTACGGATCCATTTGGTGCAAAATCAGCAAAGTATAATTCATCCCATGTTGATGTCGGACCGAATGATGTGCAATCATTGTCTATTGAACATGACTTCACTTGTATTCCGGCATGATTATCTAATGATACACAGTCATATGAATGTGCTTCCCCATTTGTTCTTACTGAATTAAAAAATATGCAGAATAGTGCCTCGCTAAATACATCGGGAACATTTAGATTTCTTCCACCTAATGGTTTTAATTTCTTGTTAATATTTTGCCAATCATTAAAAATTTCTTGTAATTTTCTATAATCATTTAAATCAAATTTGTCGCCGTGACAAATGCTTCCATCTCTTAATCTTACTTCAATGCTTTCCATTTTTACCTCCAACTACTTAAATAAATGAAACTCTTTTTTTGTTAAGCCCTCATCTAATGCTTTATATAAATATCTTGATGCTATAGAAGAATATGGCTTCCATTTTTTACATTTTTTAATTACTTCTCGGGAACTTATATTATTTGTTTTATATAGCCATTTATACGATTGTATAAAAGCTGTATCCTTAACTGGTAGCACATCATTTCTATTTAAGACAAATATTAAGTACATTTGTGAAGTCCATTCTCCTATGCCATATACTGACATAAGTTTTTCTTTTACTTTAATATCACTCATCTTTTCCAATTCATTAAAAACTATATCCTTATTTATAACAGCATTTGTTAAGTTTAGAATATAATTTGATTTTGAATAAGAAATACCAAGATTTCTCAGATCTTCAATATTCAATTTTGATACTTTACTGGGGGTTACATTACCATTACACTTATTAACTAATCTTTCATATATTTTTTGACCTGCTTTTTTTGATAGCATTTGTTCTATTATTTCATGAACTAAAAAAGAATATGGATCATCATGAATAAAATATTCAATGCTTCCTATTTCATCAATTACTTTTGATAATCTCTTATCTTTAGATTTTAAGTATTTAATTGATTTATTGTCATTAGTTAATATAATCCTATTGCTCATAATACACCACCAATAAAACGCACCTCATAATTATTATAACATGATTATTTGTTTTTTTTAGCTTCTTTCTAACTTTTTCAATTAAATATGATAAAATAATAATGGTGATAAATATGAAAGTAATTACTTTAAAACAACCGTGGGCTTCTTTGGTTGCTTACGGATACAAAAAATATGAATTCAGAAGTTGGCAAATAAAGTATCGTGGTGATATTATTATTCATGCTGGTCTGGGTGTAGATAAGGAAGCCATGGAGAAAGTTAAGGATTTAGGGCTAGATTTTCCATCTAAAAAACTAATGGCTATCGTTCATCTTGATGACTGTATCAAGCTTGATGAAGATATTTCAAAAAGAATCAACAGTGAAAATCCATTAGTATATGGTAATAAAATAAGAGATGGTTATGCATGGAAGCTATCTAATATTAGGCTTTTAAATATTGCTGATGATGTTTCAGGTAAGCAAGGAATATGGAATTATGAAATAGAAGATAAATAATCTTCTTTTTTGTTGTATTTTTTTCATTTCTAAGTTAACATTACAACGACCTAAAATCTTTCTAGTAGGTCATTTAGAAAAGGAGGTATAAATGTTTAGGCGAAATAATGGAGAAGACATTTCTGATCAAGAAGATCGTAAATATTTAGAGCCACATCGGAATAGATTTAAAACATATATGTTAGATTATATTATTCCTGATATGTGTGCTTTCTATATTAGTTCTGGTTATCAGTTAAATGCCTTTTATTCTGATACTTTTGATTCGTTCATAAATGATGTTCTTTCTATGCTTAACTGTGAATATCAAATTTCTGGAAATCTAAAAGAAAATATCAGAAAGTGCTTAAGAATAAAATACGGGTTAATTGTTATCAAAGAAAATCCATTAAGATTTAGAACGGAGCAATAATGAAAGATAAAGCAATTAAATTAAGAGATGACTTTGATGATGTTTCAGACGAAGAATGGGAAGTAATATCTACTCCATTCTATAAATGTCTGGATTCTTGGCTTCATGATCATAGGTACTTAATCGATGAATTTGTAGCACTATATATCTCTAAAGGTATAGAATATAATTCCATCTGGTCAGGATCTTTTGAAGGGTTAGTTAATGGAGCTGTTGAAACTCTTTCTGGCTATTTTATTGGCAAGAAAATTAACTATGACAATTTTGTTAATATTCTTGATAATAAATATAATCTCAGAATGATTCAGGAAGATCCTATGATATTTGAGGCAACAAAAAAAGCCCAGGATTAAACCTGGGTTTTATTATGGTATTAATATTACTTGACCTGTATGTATGATATCTGGATTACTTATATTATTAGCTTTTGCTATTTCAGGATATTTGCTTCCATTCCCATAGAACTTTTTAGCTATTCCCCATAATGTATCTCCTCTTTGGACAGTATAGTATTTTCCTTCTTTAGCTGTTGATGAGCTAGTTAAATCGGATTCTTTTACCCATCCTAATCCGTGGTTAATATTATATGGGCATTTGCCATTCTCATTTGTTAAATAGATCACAGCATCTAAATTCTTTCTGGTTTGACCTGCTCCATTTCCGTAGCTATCCCTATATAGTGTTCCTGTAAATTTAACTTTATCTCCAATTCCATATTTTAGTTTTCCTTTTGGTTTATCAGGGCTTACGGATCCACCATATTGTGGTAATGATTTGGATCCTGTAAGGTATGGTTTTGGATCTACCCAGCTTCCATTTACTTTTACACCATAGTGAAGATGAGCTCCTGTTGAATGACCGGTACTACCCTTTGTTCCTAGCTCCTGTCCTGCAGATACGATATCTCCAACTTTTACTTTTACACTTCCATATTTCATATGGCAATATGTAGTATAAATATTGTTTCCATGATAAAGTGTTACATAGTTTCCTGAAGCATAGGATTCTGTGTATCCTTTAATTGTATTTCTACATGCTGTTACTTTTCCTTTGGCAGTAGCTACAATTGTAGTTCCTGATGTCATATCTATACCATAATGATATCCTGATTCTGTCTTTTTAGTTACAGAGTTATAAAAAGTCCTTTTTCCAAAGTCTGAGCTTATATAAGATGAGTTCAAACCTTTAAAAGGACTCTTTTTAATATTATTTAGTGTATATCCCATTATTCTTCCTCCTCCGAATCAAATCCTTCACAATCTTCTTCGATTGATATTGGATCTTCTTCTGCTACTATTTCAACTTCTTCTGTTGTTTCTAATTCTTCTACTTTTTCAAGTTCTTTATTTTCCTCGTTCATCGTTTCCACCACCTTTTTCATTTTTTATTTGTTCTAATACATCAAATATTTTCTTTGGCAATGGTAATCCCATAGATCCCCAATTCTCCAATATTGATATTCCTTCATTGGCTACAAAAAAATAAATGACAAGACTTCTAATAGCTCCTGTATCTCCAACTATTTGATCTAATCTCACAGCCATAGCTACAACTATTAAAAACCCTACCTTCTTTATAATTCCTTTGGCTCCAATTGAACTATTTACTTTCTTATTATGTATTGCCTGGCATACACCTGTTATGTAATCCAGAGCAATGAAAATAAGTAAGGTTTGAAGTGCTATATCAAACCCACCTAAAAAAAACACTACTGTTGTAAGTAATGTTCCTGTAATAAAATTGATTATTTGTTTCATTATTCTCCCTTCTTTCTATGCAGTTCTTTTCCACATATAAACTACTAAGTATGGTGGCATATTGTCATGTGCTTTTCCACCACCTGTGTTATTTAAAGTTATTGTATGAGTATGGCCACCTGTATATGATGTGTAGTGTGTTCTGGTTGATCCTGTTCCTCCTGGCCATGATTCAAATATCGGACCGTTAGTAGAGCCACTGGCTGGTGACCTATTATTTGGCACAGTATGTCTATGATCTCCAGGATTTGTACAACTTGCCTGTGTATGTGTATGCGAAGGCATTTGATCTGATGTAAGTGTTACCGTTGCTGATCCACCTGTAGCTCCAGCTGAATATGAGCTTCCAGCACCTAATAAAAATCTATTCTGTAATTGTGTCCAGCTTCCACCGAATAGTGTTCCTGGATTGGTACTATTTACTGACATATAAATAGATCCAACAGGATATGTTAGATCTAAAATTGATTTACCATTTATTACTTCTACATCTAATGAATTATTATTTGTTGGGAACTTATTTACTCCTACTGATATCTTGTTAATATCAAAAAACATAATTGGCATTCCTTTAGCTACTGTGAAGTTATATGTTGTATTTCCAAATTTATCAACAATGTATACTTGAAAATCCCAAGCATAATTCTTATCTATGCTCACACTCGTTTCTACATTATTACTAAATGATACATAACTTCCCCAAGTGGAGGTATTCGTTTTCTTATATCTATACTTTAATTCTGTTATCGCATTTTTTGAATTAACACTTGATATAGTTACCTGAGCTTTTATCTTTGTCGTATTTTCATAGTTGTTTACCCTTCCTGCTTTTATAATAGCTGTTGGATTTACCCAATCTAATATTGTAATAGTTTTAGTTACTGTGGTTGCATTTCCTCTACTATCAATTACTTTAACTGATACTGATGTATTGCTTCCGAGATTTATTACACCATAGTCTATTGTTGATCCTGTTGTTTTAGTTTGAGTGCTTCCATTAAAGGTTATCTCATATCTACTAATAGTAGCTGAGTTCTTGGCTGTTGCATTTGTAAAAACAACTCTTAATGTTGATTTATTTCTAACTATATGTTGATTGTTTCCTGTTATTGCTACAACTGTACTATTGGTATCTTGATATGTTACCTGTGAGCTATTAAATGTTGGATTTGAGTTAGTTACTTTAGCAGTAAATCCAATACTCTTTGTTCCTATCAATGTACTTCCACTATATGTATCAACATATATTGTTCCGTTGCCACTATTTGCTGATGGTATCTGAGCATACAAACTTGAAGCATCACTGCTGGTACTCCAGGTTGTACTGTCAGTTACTCCTGTTGCTAATGTTTTGCTCCAGCTTCCAAATGCAACTCTAATTGTATGTGTAAAACTTGTTGAGAATCTATTAGTATTAATTGTTATTGAATCTCCAATATTAAAACTCGAACTTGATAGTGTTGGTACTGATGCTCTGGCTATTGTTGGTAGATTAAAATTTCCTGTGTCTAGATCTGCATCTTTAGACATATAAGGATAAGATGATAAAGATGTGTCATGTCTGAATGTTGTTCTAACATTTATTATTTGTGTTCCATCATCTTTGTGGTTAATTGTTCCAGACCAGGATCCAAATTGCTTCCATACACCTGCCTGATTCTGTGGTAGTTCTTTTATTGCAGTGTACCCTAAATCTGTCCATGATCCATTGTTAATACTCAAATAGTTTCTAAGCTTTGGTGAAGTAAATTTATACCATCCTGCACTAGCTTTCTGTGTGGCATAAAATCTTTTTATTGTAATGGTTGATGTATTATTCTCTATCGATTGACTATCAAGCCATATTTCGACTTTCATCTTATACCAATCTGAGTATGATCCTGCATCAATATTTGTTAATGTGGCTTCTTTAATTAGTGTCGACATAATATTACCTCCTATACTAATGCAACAAATCCAACACCAACATTATCTCCGGTTGATATTGAAACTATTCTCAGTTTACTAGCTATTGTTATTTCTTCTTCTACTACCGACTTTTTCATATGGAATTCATCTCCATTCATCCAGAAGATTTTATTGTTTTGAGAATCATATCCTGCAAATTCATCCGGATTTATAATTACTCGGCTTCCATCCGTTCCGTATATGCATATACCATTCTCATCGAATGTTCCAATTAATACATTTGCAACATTGTATATTTCTATTCTTCCGGCTTCATTAACTCTAGCTCCTACTTTAAATGTTCCACCTTTAACAAGTGATGCTGTCATATTTATTACATTAATGTTTTGCATATCAAGTGTTCCATCAATTAACCATGCTGATGAAAATGTTCCATTGATTCCTGTATTAGAGAATCCAATTCCTTCAGCATTTATCATCATTACATTAGTAGCAGTTTCTTTTGGTAATCTATCCACAACAAGTATTCTATTGCCTTCATATATTACATAGCTATCTCCAAGTTTTCCCCAGATTTTAGAAGTGGCTGAATTTAGTTCATCTTCTAATTTTACTTTTACCACTTCATTTGCCTGAGTAATTTCTTCGATGGTATCACTATTTATTTTCTTAATTAAATCCTTTAGTTTTGAAGTAAAGTTTCCGAACTCAACTTCTATATATTTATCTCTTATGCAGTCATATCTTAGTGCTATTACATTTGTGTTAATGTTGATTCCAAGTTTTTCATGCTCTACAACAATTACATCTCCTAAATCTACTACTCCATTAATTTCTGCTTTAACTTTATAGTTACATTTAAAGTATTGATTCTCCACTAAGTATGCTGTGGCTTGTCTTCTTAGATCTTGAATCAGAGCTGTTGTATAAGCTTCTTCATCAAGGTTTCCTTCTTCATCTTTATATGCTTCTGGATCAATATCCTGATCAAATTTAATGACTTTAGTATATGGAATATCATATTGAATATCTGATTCTAGGTATATTTCAGGTAGTGTTATTCCATCGTATCCTACCGGTAGCATTTTAGTTACTACATCATCCCAATTCTCTTTGGCTTCTATTTCTTTAGAGTTTTTACCATATTTTATTGTTATTCCTCTATCCTGGCCAAGTTTATCCATTATTCCTATTGTCCAATTATCTCTATAGATATGTCCATTCCATTTTTCTACTAATACTGCTATTGCTTCTTCTAGACTTTTTCTAACTATTCTCACAGAGTTTAATCTATTAATATTTGAAATAGTATTAAAAGGGGTAGCAGAATCACATGCATTATTAATGTGGTCTAGGGCATCATTACAATCTTTCGTATCCACATATGAATTGACAATTACATACTTAGAGGAATCCTTCCATAAATGATTTCCTCGTACTATGATTCTGTTGTTTCTTTTCTTTGGATTTGTAAGTCTGAAGCCCTGTTCTCCCCATCTAGTATTAGCTCTGATTATCATTCCTTCTTCTAGATAATCTTTATCTTCAATTTTAGACTCAATATCTATGTAGTATTCTCCATTGTCTTCTATATACACTTCTGCTTTTAATGGATGTAATATTTTCAAACCATTATGATTAAAAAGTGTTTCTGTTGAATCATATACCTTTATCATTACAACCACCTACTTTTTGGTTGTACTTTTATTCTCGTTAATGATCCTGTCCAACTTATAATATTTAAACCTGAAGAAAAAACAGGAAATTTTCCTGTCATATTTCTATTTTTATATTCTCCATTTAAGTATGCTTCTTCTTCTGTGCTATCAATAATTACTTCGGATTCCCCTTCAGGAAATGTATAATCAAATACCACAACATTGTTAATTTTCAACTCTATTGTTCCGGATCCGTATAGTGTTATCACAGGTTTTGATTTTTCTATTCCCTGGTTATTAACTCCAAGTGATTCTTCAGATCCAATAGTAAGATCTATTTCCTGCTCATCTTTTAGATATTTAAATGGCTGTGTGTAAAATTTAACAACAGCTTTTTTAAATCTAAGTAATTTCTCATAGTCTACTTTATCTAGAATACTGCACTTGTATATTTTATCTGGCTCATTGGACATAACCAATTCTCCTGATCCGGTGAAGTATTTTATTACTTCATCTATATCATAGTTTCTGGTTAATCCTATTCTTATATTTTTTACATAACTTTCGTATCCTAATTCTTCAATTATATCTCCATCTCGACCATCTATTTTTGTAATTGTGGTCTTCATTTTAGGTTTTGTTATAGGTGGCAATTCACATATGATTAAACCATCAATTGTATCGCTATTTATTCCATTCCAATTTATACTTAACATTATGAATACACCACCTTTTCTACATTATCAATTACCAATTCTCCGAATGTCTGGTCAAATGCTTTGAATGTCATTCCATCTAATGCTTCTCTAAAAGCATCTACTAACACATCTTTTGAATAAGTATTTCCTTCTATATTTAATCCATCGTAATTTGTATTTACACCTACATCAAAATCTTTAGGAATTGCATCTTCCATCATGCCGGATACATTATCCATTTCTTTTTCGAATCCTTCTCCAATACCCAATGCTAGGTTGGTACCGATTTCATCTCTAAATACTTTTGATGGTGAACTAATTCCGAATATTGACTTGATTCCATTTAATATAGATTTACCAAACCCTTTAATTTTATCAAGTACCCAATTCTTAGCATTATTGATACCATTCCATAATCCTTGTACCAAATTTTTTCCTACATCGAGCATACCGGATATTCCTTTTGTTATTCCTTCTTTTACTTTTCCTAGTAATTCTCCACCGATAGAGATCATCTTACTAAAATAGTTCTTTATTCCATTTAATAATGATGTTATTATCTCTGGTATTTTTGATACTAACTGTGGAATTGCTTTTATCAATCCTTCTGCTAGTTTTACTATTAATGTAATACCCATTTCTAATAGTTTTGGTAGATTATTAATAATAGCATTTATTAGTTTATCTATTATGATTGGTATTTTATCTATGAGTATTGGTATAGCTTGAATTAATCCTTCTGCTAGGCCAATTATCAATTGTATTCCTGCATCTATAATTAAATCTATGTTATCTATTAATGTTTCTACCATTAACATTACAGCTTCTACTATTTGTGGTATCAATGTAGGTAATGCCTGAGCTATTCCGGTTATCAATGATACTATTACTTGGATTCCAGCTTGAAGTATTTGTGGTAACATCTGAATAAGTGCATTTAATATTGTAGTTATCATTTGGTTGACCGTGGTCATTAGATTTCCTATGTTGCTAGTTATTCCTGATACTAAATTTTGAATTAAATTAACACCAATTTCTAATACCTGTGGAAGTAATGTATCTGCTAGGCCTAATATCAAATCTACCAATCCATTCATAACAACTTCTATTCTTGGAACAATATTATCTGCAAATGTCATGATGCTATCAACAAAATTTCCTATTAAAGTTTCAAAATTAGCATTATCATCTGCTATTCCTGTAAGTAAATTCTGCCATGCTGATTTCATTGAACTTAAGGATCCTGATATAGTTGTACTTGCTTCTTTTGATGTTGTTCCTGTGATTCCAAGTTCTCCCTGGATTACATGGATAGCTTGATATACATCATTTAAATTCTTTATGTCATATTTTACTCCACTTATTTTTGTGGCATCTTTAAGTAATCTTTCCATCTCGGTTTTCGTACCACCATATCCAAGCTTTAAGTTATCAAGCATTGTATAGTTCTGTTTTGCGAATCCCTGATATGCTGATTGGATCATAGACATACTTGTACCCATTTTATTTGCATTATCAGCCATGTCTATTACGGCCATGTTACCAACTTCAGCAACTTTAGCTGTATCTCCATTTAAGGATTGTAATAAACTTGCACTAAATGAAGTGATTGTTTCCATATATTCATTAGCACTTAATCCAGCTGTTTTATATGATTGATTAGCATATTCTTCAACTACATTAGCACTATCTTTAAATAAAGTTTCTACTCCACCTATCAATTGCTCATAATCTGCATAGTTTTTTATGGCTTCTTTTCCTATGTTTACTAATCCACTAGCTACACTTTTCATAGCACTTGCTAATCCTTTGATTCCTGCTATGATTCCTTCACTTATAAGATTTCCTTTTATCAAATCTCCTAAGGTTATGGTTTCTCTACCTGCATCTTTCTCAGATTCTTTAAAATCATCAACAGAGTTTGATGCTTCATCCATTCCTTTTTCAGTTTTATCTAGTATTTCGTTATTACTATTTAATTCATTAGTTAATTTAACGACATCTGCTTCTGCATTGTTTAATTGAGTCTGATATTTGTTTATAGATATCTTATTTTTCTCATATTGAGCTTCGCCATTAGCTAATTCTTCAGATAAACTTGCTACTACTTTTTCTTGAGCTTTTATTTCATCTGATGTTGCTGATGTACTAGACTTTAATTCTTGCAATTTTTTCTTTTCGTTTTCCAGCTTAACCATTAATTCCATGATACTGGCTCCATTTTTATCTTGCTGTGTTTTAAAGTCTTCTAATGCAGATCTATAAACATCTACCTTCTTTTTTCCTTCTTCTATTTGTTTATTTAAAACATTATTACGAGAAGTTAATGCTTCAATAGACTTATCATTTGAATTATACTGTGCAGATACCAGCTTCATCTCACTAGCCATAACTGTTAGATTACTTGTTATTGTTTTTAATGCTCTGGTATACTCACTTTCTCCTGTCAGTTTTATTGATCCACCGAATGATCCTGCCATATGTTACCTCCTTCCTACTTTATCCATTCCTCATCTTCCATTACTAATTCCTCTAATCTTTGATAACTTACTTGTTTTAGAGTAAAGTCATAATAGTTTTGGTAATGGTAGTATAAATTTTTAAATGCTCGGTAAGTTAATCTTCCGACTTCTTTTCTTGGTATTCCCAATAATTTTATTCCTACAAATAAAATCCACGAGAAATCTACCTGTTCGGATTCATCCTCGTGGACTATATGTTTTTTGGGTGTTCATCTTTAACACTTTCTGTAATAGCTTTATTTAATTCTTTAGCTGATTCTTGAATTCCAGCTTTAGTAATAATTCTTCCTACTTGCTTTAATGTTAAAAATGGCTTTGATGTATTATTTTCTTCATTTTCCATATCTATGGCTTCATTAATCATTTCACAAAAACCATATATTAATGCTTTGGCATTTGGCTCCCCATTCTTGCTATCTGTTAGCTTTCCCCATTTTTGTACACTTCCATATTTTGCTTGTATTGATTCCATTACATTCAAGTTAAATACCAATGTGTACTTTTTATCATCAACTTCAAAATCAAATTTATAATCTTTCATTTAATTTCTCCTATGGTGTTGGTACGGCTAATAATCCTTCTAAGTAAGTAATAGCTTCGTTATAGGTATCAAATGTTTTTGTTCTAGACCATGATCCATCAGATAATTTTAAGACTGTGCCTTCTAATGAAGTAGTAGAAAATTCTACACTTTCTCCCTTAGTCTTTTCATCTGGCAATGCATCTTTAAATTTTACTTTATTTAGGAACTCAACTTTATATTTGTATGCTCCATTTACTACTTTAGTGATAATTCTACCAAATCCTACATATGGAGCAACATCAGAATCTTTTCTAATTATTTCTCCATCTTGAGATATTTCATGCCCTGTTAAATTAGACATTGTAGTATCATCATCTTCATCAACAGTAATTGTTACTGTTCCTTTTTTTACTGTATAATCACTTTCTGCTAATCCATCATCAGCATATAATTCTGCTGAATTTAGATCTAATGAAACCTTACAATCAACTGCTTTACCTAATTGTAATGCTCCACCGTATGTTTCGGTTTCTTCATCTAATATTCCATATCTAAAATATTTTAATCCTATTCTTGCCATATTTATCGCATCCTTTCTTTTTCATATTCTATGGTCTTATGGTATAGTCCTGTATCTTCTTCATACATATCTGGACTACATCCTGTTCTTATGAACTCATTGTTTTCCATTATGATTTGTATTGCATCTTGTATCGCTAAATAATTACCATCGCTATAAATATCTATATCAACTGATATCACACTTCCAATTTCTTTATCTTCTCCGAATAACTGTGGATCATCATCAGTAAATGTATAAGTTACATATGTTTTGCTATTTCCTTTATATTTAATGAACTCCACTGGGATTTCATTTCCATCGACAGAGAAGTTATCAAAAATAGCTTTTAATAGTTTATATTCATTCATTTTATATACCTTTCCTGAACTTTAAGCATTGCATTAGTTATGCCTGATGTATCTTTAAAAGCTTTTCTCATAAAAGGTTTCTTTTTTTCTCCTCGGCTTGTTCCATATTCACGAGCTAATGCTTTTA